TAGAACCACGATTTATCGTCTGCATTCGTGAAGTTCAAAAATCAATCGAACATTCAGTAAAGAAACTTCTAGACGATACGATCGACGAAAAAGAACTTCGTGGTTTCTATCGCAGTAAGAAGTATGAGATCGTTGGCGTGAATGGAACGAAGATCATCTTTCACGGACTACAAGACTACAACGCGGACAACATAAAATCTCTAGAAGGCGGAGATGACTTTTGGGTGGCGGAAGCGCAGACCATCTCACGTCGATCCATCAACATACTCCGACCAACGATTCGCAAACCGGGTTCTGTTTGTTGGTGGGATTTTAATCCACGATATGAGACTGATCCTGTTTACGTTGACTATATTCTGAACCAAGACCCTAACGCAGAAGTTCTTTGGTTAAACTGGATAGATAATCCCTGGTTCACCAAAGAACTCCAAATGGAATTAGAATCGGACTATCGACGTAATGAAGAAGAAGCACGTCATATTTGGGAGGGCGAACTACGTGCCGCTGGCGATCTTTTTGTTTGTCCTTCTGCGTTGGTGGATGTTGCGATTAAGAATACGATTCTTGATGTTCAGACTATTGACATGGCCGTTGGTGCAGATATTGCGCACCAGGGAGGAGACGAAATCGTTTTCTATAAACGTCATGGTTTGAAGATCATCGACAAGTATTTCAGTCGATATCAAGATACGTTAACCACAGTTCGTCATTTAAAAGCATTCACGACAGAACGCAGTATTCCGATCAATATAGACAACGGCGATCTTGGCAAAGCAGTAGCGGATTTATTAGAGAATGATCGCTGGTTAGTCAATCGAATTAATTTTGGTGGAACGCCAAGTGACACGGAACATTATCAAGATTGCGCAACTGAAATGTACTTCCAATTGCGTGATACTTTAGAATTTGCAGATATTCCTAATGATGAAGAACTTCGCAATCAACTCATTCAAAGAAAATTCAAATACATCAGTGGGAGACGCGGTTACGAAGTAATGAAGATCGAATCTAAAGACGAATTCAAAACTCACGCAACTGCGGTTCACAAATCGCCAGATAGAGCGGACGGATTAGTACTCGCATATTATAATCAGAAATTCGGTGCGGATAAAGCACAAACTTTATCCCACGATATCTATTAGGAGGACGTAATGAATCTTTGGGGACCAAGAACGCAGGTTTCTAAACAAGCAATCGCGACAAACCAAACAACGATAATTCATACGGTGACTGCTGGAAAAATACTTCATCTTCTCAACGCGCTTCTTCATCTAACTGCTGCGGCAGTTGGTAATGCGTCGATCTTGGTTCGTGATGGATCCGACGTAACTGTTCGACATTTGGCGGGAGTCCGCGTTGGTGCTACAACTCAGAACGACGGCGTTCCTCAGTTCAATCCCGCGATGCCGATGGAGATTCCTGCAGGATACGACGTTTGTGTTGTAAGTAGTATCGCTGGTTTGACTGCTGAAGGTGATATTTTCGGATACGAAATAGACGTCTAATCGGAAACAATATGGGATTATTTACTAGGAATAAAAAACCACCTCAAACGAGAGAGATTAAAATCCAAGCGGGGATTCCAGAGGGCGGTCGTGATCAGATAATTATCGAATCGATGCTCACTGGATATCGACTAAACTTTTCTATTCCAGGAACAATCAACGCATATCAGACCTACGATTCACAGGTTTACGAAACATATCGTAAATACAACGCACTTTCTTCTTTTGGTAACCAGCAAGTACGTGCAGTCATAGATCTTAGAACTGCTTTCATTTCCGGCGAAGGTGTTTCGGTTAGTTGTGAAACAGAACGAACAGCGAAGTGGATTGAGATGTTCTTGACTCGCAATTTACTTCATGGTCCGAATTTCATGAATGCTGTTAAAGGTTCAGAGATGGCGGGTCAAGCGTTGTTCGTTTTAGGTAAGTCACAGTGGTTTGATGATTCGTTATTCATCAAAGCGACTCGCTTTCCGTACAATACTAAAAAACCGTTCAAACCCATCTATAAAGATCCGCAACTAAAAGACGAAGTTATAGACATCATGGTAAAGGGGGAGAATGGTTGGGAGTCAACAAGTTATAAGAATTTTATCTACGTTCGAACTGGTGGAGACGATACCAATACTGAAGGTCCAGTAACGAAAGTAGGTACTGTTCTAACCGATATTGAGAATTACGATCGTGCAATTAAGGATATGCGGCGAAATAACCACGTAACTGCACGTGTAACGCCGGTATTTGAAACAGAGTCTGCTGCTGAAGCTACCTCTTTAAAAGATCGTTTAAATGAAATTAAATGGAAGATTGGGGAAGCGTTTATCGGTAAAGCGAAATTCAGGTACGAAACTCCTGCCCGTGGGGCACACGATAATTTAACGTCTGAATTAACTTCTACTATAAAGACGATCTCTGCTGTTACAGGAATTCCTGTTCACTGGCTTGGATTCGTTGATCTAATGAGTAACCGATCAACTGCTGAGTCATTATACGAATTGATTAAGAATGCAACAATTCTAGAACGTCAAATATGGGAATCTGCACTATATGTATTAATTGTAAAAGCACAAGAGTTGTACATTAATGCTGGTGGGGAGGATATTACAGAACTTGACTACGATTTTCAGATTCGTTTACCGTTGATAGACTTCAACGAATTCCTAAATCGTGTTCGTGGATTGCAGATCGCTTACACGGATCGTGCTATATCCATGGACGATTATCGCAACATGCTCCCCGGAATTGATCCTGTAAAAACGAAACGTGCGGTAGAAAGAGAACAAAAAGAAGACGAAAAGAAATTAATGAGTCAACCCGATAAAGAAAATGTTATCGAAGGTGCCTTTGGGCAATCAAATCAATCACAAGGAGAAGAGTAATGGGTATCGTAACAGTTCAAGACTATCTGATCAGGAAAGATCCGGAAAAGTATGAACCGATCTTCAAAGCACGTGCAATAGAAGAAAAGAAAGCAGAGAAGATCTCGACTGATCGCCGAGAACTTCTTAAAGAGATCGAAGAATTGGAAAAAGAAAATGCAAAATTGGCAGATGAAAATAAAAAACTTGTTGAAGAGAACAAGATTCTTAAGACGAAGGTCCCAGGGAATGTTAAGTAGATATCTTCGACCACTTAAACTTACCTCCCCTGATCGTCGAGTATCTGCAAAAATATTTCGGCAAGGGGATCAAGTAAGAATTGAAGTGGATTTTCTCGAAGAGGTACGAAAAGACGATCCTCCGTTTGCACATAACGGTGTTATTGTTATGAGTACTTCTGTAGAGATGTATCCAAAAATAATTGAAGCGCTAACAAAATATCTAGACGATCTCTTTTTGAAGGGGATGGCTGATGAAGATACTTATTCAAGCCTTGGAGCTAAGTCTCGACCCAAGCGAGTTGAAAAACGCAATCTCGAAGGAGAAGTTCGATTCGCTAAAAGGACAGGGAGTACTCCAAGCGTACACTCTAGCCCACGAAGGACAGAGCAGACCGAAAGTCCTGGGAGAGGGGACGCAGATTCTGAAGTGGCCAAGAGCAGTGATTCACCGGATCGCGGAAAAGATCAAAGCGGGAACTAAGTTCTTTCTTGGTCACGGTGCGACGAACGATCACGAAGGACGTGAGTCCGTTGGGGAGGTTGTAACCTCGTTCGTGAAAGAACTTGGGGGACGACTTTCTCATATCATCATCGGTCATTTTCCCAATCCCGAAAAAGTAAAAGAAATGGACGTTTGTTCGATGGAAGCAGATATTTATACTGATAATGAAAATGTAGTTGGAGATGTAAATGAAATATCCGGAATTGCATTAGCGAGTAGTGATAAAGAAAATCCCGCATTTCCAGGTGCACTACGTCTCGGTACAGTCCAGTGTTTCGAGAGTGAGTCAAATCAAACGCGTAACAAGGAGAAAGATATGGCTCTGACTTTTGAGGAAGTCAAAAAAGCTATTCGCGAGATGAACATTCATCCGTGGCAGCTTTACGACATCGACGACATCAAGAATGATCGGATTTTCAGTAAGACATTTACTGAGAATGAGTCGTTGAGAAATGAGAATGAGACCCTAAAAAAGAAAAGTACGGAGATCGAAACAAAGAGTAAAGAAGCAATCAGACAACTCGATGTAACGAAAGCTACGAAACAACTCGATGCTCTGATGGAGGATCTCACCGATAAACAGAAAAAGTATATTACGAAAAGATTTAATCCTGAAACGATGTCCGATCTCACCGAAGACGGATTAAAGAAATTCGTAGAAAATTCCAAAAAAGAATTCGCTGAAACTGCTCGTCTTTTTGGTGCCGATGCTGCTGAAGAAAGTGGTGAGGGTAAAGACAAAAAGAAGATCGGTGGGGGTGAAGAAGATGACTCTTCCAAATCTATGGAAGATAAAGCTCTAGAAATCATGGGGGTAAAGAAGTAATGGCGAAAGAATGCGAACTCCTTTCTAAGGAGTACGATGAGATTCGCGTCATCCCGGGTGCTGCTGCAGCTGCTGGAGAAGTGCTAATCAAAGCACAGGCGACGGGGTTTCATCTAGTTGATTTCTCAGCTGCTCAAGTGAGCGCGGGCGAATCTGCTGCGTTCATTATCAGAGCCGCAAAATGTAAAGTAGCTAAAAAGTCTGGAGAAACTTGGGCTGTTGGGGAAGCGATTTATTGGGATGCGGCAAACAACTGGTTCTCGAACGTGGCTGGTGCGTTGAACCTTTGTGGTCGTGTTCACGAAGCTGCAGTTTCTGCAGCCGTTCTCGGATACATCGTATTCGACGGACGTGAAGCTTTCACCAAGGCATAAAGGAGAAATAGAAAATATGAACATCAATCTGGAACGCGCCTTCGATCTAATCGTTCACATGCGGGAGAACGCGGGCGAAGACTACGTCGTTGATAAAAAGAAAAATATCGTTCTGAATCCGAAACAGCAGAGTGCTGTGTTCCACAAGGTGGTTCAATCATTCATGCAGTCTGTTGCGGTTCTGGACGAAAATAAAAAGATCATTCAGGCTTTTAGCGGATCAAGCGATCTGCCTCAGTTGACGATGGACGTATTCAACGTCACACAGGCAGTTCCGAACTTTGATACTCTGTGGCAGGCAGCTTTCAAGGGAATTCCTCTACGAAAGGGACAACTCTCTTGGGAAATCGCGGATGTTGTCACGGGTTTCGCGTTTGAATTGATTCCTGAGGGCGGGAAAGTAAAGTTCTACGGAATTTCTGGCTCAAAGACCGACGCCAAAATCCAGAAGTACGGAATGGGGATCGGTATCACTTGGGAAATGATCGAAGGACGGAAACTCTATCAGTTCGTTGATCAGATGGAGGGTGTCCGTGCGAAACTGAACAATCTTTGGGCAGATACGCATTACGGTTTGCTGGCGACTGCGGCTCTCGGGCAGGCGGTAGCTTGGCAGGGCGTTGCGACTGACCCGATCGTTGAACGGGATATCGCCACGATCAACAAGGGATATGAGACGATCGGTTCCGCTTGCAAAGACAAGGGCTATGGTGACACTGCTAATTCCCCGATGGTTGTGTATGCTTCTCCTCTGTTGAAGGCGAGAATCATGCAGGCATTCCGCGCTACTTCAGCGGACATCATCACGGGTCGGCAGGCTGGCGCTGCTAGTAGCAAGGCCGGTCAAGTAATTGAATACGCTGTGACTCCGAAGTTCACTTGGAATGCAAACATTCCTTCGAACAAGGCTGTCATGGTTCTCCCTGGAAACAAGGTTCAGAACTCTGTGTATCTGCAGGAACTCGGATTAAGCGAAAGGGATATCGAAACCTTGAGCGAACTCCGGACTTACTGGACTGCGTTCGGCGCTATTATAGCTGATTCGCAACAGACTTCAGAACTAGCGTTCGCATAAACGAGGTATATTGAAATGTTAACCGTCGGTCAGAATTCTTGGGCGACAATTTTAGAGGCGGACGTGCTTCTTACGGATCGCTTGAATGCTACTGCCTGGTTCGAACTTGGGGATGTTGCAGACCCAGGCGAATTGTCTAAATCCACACTATTAGTAACGGCGTTTCACTGGCTTTCCAGTTCACCTCAACTTTCTTTGTCCCCAAGTCTGACCGACGGTGTTGTTAAATTTGCTCAGGTTGAAGCAGCGTTTTTTCTTCTAGAACACTATGAAGAATTGAATGAACGACGAGCTGCCCTATTTACTGGAGTAGATGAATTTGAACTCTCGAAGAAACGCGAGAAGTTGAATCTGTCTAATCTCCAAATTCCAGATTTCATAATTGGGGCACTTTCGGACTACGCAGGAACAGAAAATACAACTGCCCAGTTACTAGGAGAATACGATGCCTAGGCCTCCTGGCGGAACATTAATATTCGAAAAAGAATTCCGCTCGGAGTTTCTTCCACTTGCTAAACAGATGTCGCAGGTTGAGAAGGAGATATACAACTCAGTTCTTAAAGCGATGTCTAATGCTCGTATGTCAGCAGCGTACTGGCGATCCCAAATGAGAGAAATAGATCGTCTTTATTCTAAGATGAGTACGATGTTCTCGAACTGGGCAAAGATGAATATTCCTGGTCAATTCAAACGTAGTTTAGCGCTTATGACCGCTCGCGTACGAGCGATGAAGAGCATTATTAATACTGCAAAAAAAAGTCTCGCAGAACTGTTAGCGACTAGTGCGAGTACTAATATTGTGTATGGATTGTACAGTAGTGCCGCTGAAGCCTTTATTTCATCCGCGCTTGCGGGACGAGCAGCGATCAATGATTTATTTCTTCAAACTCAACAAGCTTTAGTTGATGAACATCTAATCAACACAGCTGTTGGTGCCAGTTTCGAAATGGGAAATTTGCGACAAGCAAAGACTCTTTTAAAGACTATATTTCAATCTCCTAACTGGAATATGATAGAGAAGAATGAATTCATTCGTGCGGGTAAGTACCGATACAAACCAAGTTATTATGCAGAACTCGTAGCGCGAACCAAATTCCATCAAGCGCATTCACAAGCTTCTTTGGTACAAGCAGCAAATTATGAGACAGATCTTGTTCAGATCTCGTCTCATAATACGACAACTCCTATTTGTATTCCGTATGAGGGAAATATATATTCGATAAGCGGAAAAGATGAACGATTTGATCCGTTACCGGACGTTCCTCCTTTCCATCCTAACTGTTTACATCTAATGTATCCAACGTTTGAGAGTGGTCTGATTTCTCAGGGCGTTCTAACTGAATCAGGAGTATTAGCGTGAGTTTATATTATCGAGACGAGATTCAAATAACTCCCGTTTCTCGAGATGCTAATTTTAGAAATGAAACGAAAGGAACCTCTTTTACTTCTAAAGCATATGTTGAATTTGATGATCGAATAACATACGATCCTTCTGGTATGCCAGTTCGTCCAGCAAGACGAATTTTTACTCCATTTAATACGAATATTCAAGAAGGAGATTACGTTAAAGTAACAAAACAAAATAGAAAAACATTTATTGATCGAGATCGTGTAGTTGTATCTGTGCAACCTGTAAGTGGATTATCGGACAGTCACTTAGAGATTGTCGCAGGAGGTTATCGTTGAGTTTAAGACTGACGATAAAATTAGGCAATCTAAAACACTTGCAAAAAAAGTCCCCGATTGCATTTCAAAAAGCGTTAGAAAAAGCAGCGATACAATTTTTAACTTGGGCGAATACTGGAAGTGTTAATGAATCTCGTACTCCACCGATTCGTTGGGGTGTATTACGTGGTTCATCTTCCGCATTTGTAGGAAATAAACTTGTTAAAACATTCCCGATTAACATCAAACCAGGAGCCCCAGAATCTCCATCTCCTGCAAGTTCGCATACAGCTCCCGCGTTCACAATTACGTGGGTTTGGAATACCGACTATGCTACCAAAATGCACGAATGGACTGGTGGTTGGGGGAAGTTTACCCTTCAAGCCGGTAACGCAGGAAATAAATGGTTAGAGAAACATATTCAAGCAGATCGAGAAGCTTTAATTCGAATGATTGGATTAGAGTTTAAAAAGGAAACTGGTATATGATCTATAATTTAGTTGAGTATTTAATTACGGAACTTCCGTCTATTATGTTCACTGCAAATGGGTTTAATCCAGACTCAATTGCAGATGAAGTAATGGTACGGGACTCAGGAGGAGATCCTAAACACTGGTACGATAGAACGGACTGGACTGTGCAAATAATTTCTCGAAGTATGAACGTTGATTTAGCTAAGAGAAATGTAGATGCTGTTTATAATTTGCTCAAAAATAAGTTTGGCGTTCAACTACCTGCGAAGACTGTTGCTGGTGTTGTGTATCCCGCTATGCAAACTTATCAGATTTCACCAACACAGACACCCGGTTATCTCGGTGCGGACGACAAACACTTAGAGATGTTTGTATTTAATTTAATCATCACTACCAAGTAGGAGGACACATGGGTATTGGTGGCGCAGTCTTTGCGGGAAATTCCAAACTTTTTGAAGGTCCACTCGGTGTTGTTAGAGTGGGATTCAAAGGTTATGACTTAGGGAAAACTACCGCGGATGCTAATTTGACGCCTGATCAAGATGTCAAGGACATCATGTATCAGCAAGACGGAACGAAAGCTGCCGATCACGTGAGAACCGGAATAGATTATGTTTTGGCAGTTACGTTCGGCGAAATAAAAACAGGTCTTCTGAAACTTTTGATGGCTGGAATTTCCAGTCTCAACGCGAGTCCAGCAGAAGATTCTGGAACGATCGATAGAAGTATTTACCAATCCATGCGCGATAACGAGGGAGGTGCCTTAAAAGTCGCAGCGGTGGATGAGAACGGTGAAGCTTTTGACGATCTCGAACATATACTGAATTTTTATGAAGCAATTCCAATTGTAAACGCTGAGTTGGTAAACTGGGGTGCAGATACTCAGAGAAACTTCCCCGTTGAATTCCGTATCAAGTGGCATAAGTTCGGAACTGGGGAATCAGTTACGAAAGTGGGGGCATTCGGTTATTGGGGAGATCCAACGATCGAAGATGTTCCCGCTCTCGTTTGGCCGGATGTTGACGGTCCGCAGATCGTTACTGCAATCGCCGTATCTGCTACGTCTTTGGAAGTTACGTTCAACGAGAACATCGCCTTCCAGAGTGCGTTTGCAGCTGACGACTATATGTGCGATATTGATGGAGCGTATAAACCTCCGACCGCTGGTGTAATAGCAACTGTGAAACTTACTCTAACTTTCGCTGCTGCTACGTTCACAGTAGGAGATGTGATTCGGTTCTTCATGACCGCAACGACTTTGAAGGATACGGCAACTCCGGCTAATCTCGCAGATGAGGTTCTCGGACGACCCGTGACGAACAGTGTTGTGTAAATAATGTAAATAAGGGAGCGGGTTTACACCCGCTCCCTTTACTCTAAACACGGAGAGGAGCAGATTATGAAATTCGAGGCACAATATCCTGATTTAAAAATCGAAGTAGTAACATTCGCAAAAGAGGAACTTGTTCTTGAACCTAAAATTCAACTTACTCCAAAATTGATTCTAGAAATTATTCGAAAATGGAGAGGTCTTGAATCGAATCAGACGGACGATTTTACACCATTTGAGATAACAGCAGTTGAACTTACCGATATCTATGATCGTACTTCTGATTGGTTTCTAGAGAATTTTGATTTAGGAACGATTCAAGAGATCATGCGTCACGTTGCGGAGACGATGGGTAACTTTAAAAAAAAATCGACTCCCTAGAATTAATTTTACAATTAAGGCGTTACGGAATTCCGTTAAACGCTTGTTTCGAATTGATAGAAGTATCAGATCAATTAGATTGGTTTATTCCAAAATTACTTCGAATTGAGGATAAAATAAAAGTACAAGAAGAAATCGGTCAGTTAGATACAGGAATATTAATTCGTAATGCAAATTCTAAAAGAGGTATTGGAATATTTAAAAGAGGAAGAGCTCAACGTATTAAAAAAATGAACGAATTGTTAAATGACGATATAGATGAACGAATAACTGTATTTGAACGTTTACATAATCAAAAATATCGTTCATCGAATGTATTCGAACGGTTAATAAAGGAAAAACACCGTGTTTAAAGCTGGTGCGATTTACGGTGAAGCTCAATTAAACACAAAACACTGGGATAACGGTTTAAAACGTATCCATGGTGGTGCGACGAGTTTGAAAAGTATGCTTCTCAAACTCGCAGTGTTCGCTGGAGTAACGATTGGTATTAAGAGTCTTCTAGATAGAGCTTCCGAGTTTAAAAAGGAGATGAATAATGTAAATACTCTTCTTGACGAAACTAAAATCTCGACTCAAGCACTTACTCGGGAACTCTTACAATTAGATCCAGCACTTGGTAGCGCTACTGAATTAACAAAAGGACTTTATCAAGCATTTTCCGCAGGTGCTCCTACCGCAAAAGCGGCGATGGAAATGACTGTCGATGCAGCTAAACTTGCTAAAGCAGGTTTGATGGGAGTATTTCCTGCTGTAGATATTCTTTCGACCGCGATCAACGCGTACGGTCGAGAGACGATGACTACTCAAAAGGCATCTGATCTTTTCTTTCAAACGATCAAATACGGTAAAATCACTGGTGAACAACTTTCTGCAACGATCGGCGATTCAATAACTCTATTTGCCACTGCTGGACTTTCATTAGAGGAACTAAGTGCTGGTGTAGCTGCTCTAACTAAAGTCGGTGTACCTGCTGCAGAAACTACAACCCAGTTGAACGGTATTGTTAGATCATTCTTGAAACCATCCGATGAATTATCAGATCGTTTGAGAAGTATTGGATTTGAATCCGGTTCTGCATTTTTAAAAGCTAAAGGACTTGCGGGTGTTCTAGAATTAGTATCTGAAGCCTCTAAAGGCGATTCAGCCGAAATGGCTAAACTAATTCCCGAGATCCGTGGCTTACGCGGAATTATGGGATTAAGTGTTCAGGGTGGTCGAGAATATAAAATGATTCTCGATGAGATGGGTAATGCAACAGGAGTTACTAATAAAGCATTTGAGAAACAACGGAGTGCGATGGAAGAATTACGAGCTGTAGGTACTAACTTACAGATCGTTATTGGTAACATCGGAAAACATTTCTTAGATAAAGTTGCACGGGGAGCAACGGAAGCAACTCGTAGTTTGATTGGTTTTATAATGTCCTCTGAAGGAATGAATGTAGTTGCTCAAATTGCTGGATATGTTGCTGGTGGTTTCAACGTTCTTAAAGAAGCACTCAGACCTATTTGGGAAACGATCGGACCTGCTCTTGCTGGTGTATGGGAAACATTTACTCAAAATTTAGATCAAGTATTCGGTAAATCGAAAGACGGAGCGGGGGCATTCAAACTTCTAGCTCTTGCTGTTAATCTCGTTGTGTCTGGTATAATAGTATTAGGAAAAGCAGTTAGTTTAACAATTAACGTAATAGGAAATCTTATTACGGCGATTGTAGAATCAGGTAGAGTTGTTACAGGATATTGGAAGGTTCTTACCAAGAAAATGACTTGGGAGGAACTACAAGGTCACGCAGAAAAAGCGACAGAAGCATTTGCTAATCTCGGAAAAGAATTTGTTGTTGATATAAAAGATTTGTACAAAACAGTTCGAGATGAAGTTAGGAATTTTTCTGGGGAAACAGAAACACTTGCTGTTAAACTGCAAACTACTTTTGAGACCTCGTTTGGTGACGCTTCTAATTATATTAAAATTAATTGGCAAGATATAATCACAGGACAAAAGAGTTTCGTAGAAGCTCTTGCTGAAGGAATGGAAGGTACAAATATAACCTATAAAGATTCCGGTGAAGAAATGGTTAACGATACTGAGAAATTCACTTGGGATCTTAAGAATAAATGGAAAGAATATTTTGATACTGTCATGGGCGGTTTTGAATACATATATCAAGGATTTTCTAGTATATCGAGTGAATATTACGATTCTGAAATATCTAAATTAGAATCTGCAAATGCAGTTGAATTACAAGCACTTAAAGAACGATTCGATTCTGGTTTAATTGAAGAAGAATTTTACAATAAAGAAAAAACACGTATTGAAACTGAGAACGCTAAAAAATTGAATGATCTTAAAAAGAAACAATTTGAATCTCAAAAGAAAAATGATATTCTAGGTGTTCGGATGAATGCTGCTTCGTCAATCGCTGGTTGGTGGGCAGCAGCTCCGAAACTTGGTCCGATTGCAGGACTTATTTTTGCTATTACTATGACAGCAGCAACCCTTGCGATGGCTGGTGCTCAATCTGCGATGATTTCTAAACGCGAATTCGTTCCAGCATTTGCAGAAGGAGGAAAGGCATCTGGTCTTTCTAGAATTAATGAACAAGGTGGTGAATTAATCCGTTTACCGGATAATACACTCGTTATTCCTCATGACATATCCGAGGAAATAGCTCAATCTGTAGATAACGCATCACAAATTAATGTCTCATTCGCTGGAGCACAAATCTCCGATAAGATGGATCTGGATTATGTTGCAGACGTTGTCGGTCGTAGACTTGCAACACAATTAAGATTGAGGTTAGCTTAATGATAGAATATTCCCTTTTAGATATAGACGATAATGAAATGGTGTTGAACGATGCGACTATTGTTCAACCTGTTCGTGGAAGTTTAACTTTTAAAGTTGACGAATTCATTTTTGATAGTGAAATCGTTGAGAGTTCTGCATTAGACGGGGCAAGAAAACTCGGGGAAACAAGGATTCAATCTCGTAATATTACGATTGAATTTTCACGAGCACAAAAAGAAGATTTTCAAGTTGATGAAAATACTTTAATAGAATTTTTAATTCGATCAGTTTTATTAGTTGATAATACTAATAGTTTATCTATGCCTATTGCCGTTTCTCGTTATCGACTTGGGTATGATCCGGGAGGACATAAACTATCTTCAGATAACGAAATAGAACTTGTATGTCTTAATCCATTTTGGTCTGCAATAACAGCGACTCATTATGATAAAAGTATTGCAATAGGAACTAATACTCTTTCAATTACGAATCTCGGATTTAGAAAAGTTCCTCCTTTAATTACTTTGACTGCTTCTGCGGCTCTTACATCACTTCAAATATATGTAGATGAAACTAAAGAAGGTATCCAAATTGATGATTCAATTTTTGGAACACCGGGATACGAGACTATGATTATAGACTGTATTAACGGGACAATTATGATCGGTTCATTAAATCGTTCTGAATCCATTCTTCCAGGAACGGGATATTTCACTATTCCAGTTGGTGTATCTGCATTAAAAATAATTTCTACTGCTGTTGCTGCTGATATGGACGTGGATTTTAATATAAGGAAACATATTTAATGCCTGTATTTACTGCACCAAAAGGAATTCAACTTCAAGTTCGTTCTCCCACAGGAGAAGTGTTAGCATATCTTTCTGATAATGAACAAATCGTAAATAGATTGAATGTATCAGCAAACGAAACAATTCTAGGTTTAGAAGAGATGATAATCGAAATTCCTCGTAATATCGATTTACCTATTACTCGAAATAGTGAAATTACTTTATATGTCGATAGTGTTCCTAGATTTACCGCAATCATTCAAGAAAATCCTACACTGGATCAAACGAATCCTTTAATAAAGATTAAACTTAAAGGATTAATTAACGAACTTAAACGTAAAATAATTAACGTTACATACACGAACCAAACTCTTGATTATATTGTTAAATCACTCGGATCTAGTTTTCTTGGTTCATCAATTAATATATTTTATGATGTTGCAAAAATTACTACTCCGTCTATTTCTAATATTACGATAGAATTTAAAGATACATCTCTGTACGAAGCTTTTTTAATGTGTATGCAAATTGCAAATTATTCAACAACATATTATCGATTCTATATCGATCTTGAAAAAGATTTTGTATTTGCTCCATTTTCTGCAACTTTACAGGATCATTTATTCGAAGGTTATCATTTTCAAAATCCCGAAATAAATATCGAGACTTCGAAAATGGTTAATCGTGTACTTACTTATAGAACCACTCTTGCTGATCCTGGGATAACGGAATTTGTAGCAGCGTATGATGACACAGCAAGTCAATCTAAATACGGTCTTTTTGAAAAGAAATTCGTGTTTCCAAATTATATAGACACAACCACTATTCAAAAGATTGCTACATGGGTTTTAAATAAGCGAGCTAATCCTCTTGAAAAAATTAAAATTGAAGAAGTTATTCCGTTTAAAGGATTCGGGAAGTATAGAGTATCAAACAAATTAGAATTATTTTGGCGATTGATTTCTGATTGTAATCTTCTTACAGAGTGGGATCTAAATCATATAACGAATACTGTTGTTTCTCTATCTACGACCAAGGTATTAACAGGACGTCAGTCCTTACAAATTATTACAGGGATGGGTTCAAATGAAGAATATATCGAATTGACATTAACAAAAGAAATTGCATTTCCTCAAATATTTCGTATATTTGCTTATTTCGTTTCTTTAGTTGATCTTATTCGTATTACATTATACGATACCGATGGAAATAACGAAAATTTGGATTTAGTAATTGTGACTCAAGATCTAATTACAAGTGACGGACTACTTACTACAAGCGACGGTCAAATGATTGTCGATTGTATAGCTGAAGCAGT